CTATGCCCACAAATATTTGGGTCCCGAAACTGGTGGACAAGATTCCACATTTTCAGGCAATTTTGATGCCACTCAACCCATTTATGAAGACCAAAGTGCCTTGAACATACAAGACCTGCTGTTGTTGGAAAACCGAGATCGAACCTATGCCCCAGATGTGTATGTCATGCGCGGTGTGTACAACACTCAAGATGTGGATTTTGATTTGACTCAATTTGGCCTGTTTCTAAACAATGATACCATATTCATAACATTTCACTACAACGACATGATTGATACATTTGGGCGCAAACTCATGAATGGCGACGTTTTGGAAATCACCAACTTGAGAGATTACAATCCGTTGAATTCGGCCTTGCCTCGCAGCTTGCCCAGATACTATGTGGTGCAAGACGCAGATTTTGCAAGTGAAGGATTTTCAGTCACTTGGTTGCCGCACCTGTGGAGGGTCAAAGCCACACCCATGGCCGACTCTCAGGAATTCAATCAAATCACCAACAAGCCTTTTGTGGCTGAATATATCTGGGATCCGGGTGATTACTACCCTGCAGGATCCGTGGTCAACTCAGGTGACATCTATTATCGATCCATTCGCAACGTTCCGGCTGGTGTAGATATCACAGACTCGTCATACTGGACTGTGTATACTCCGCCCACCATCAGCGACCTGCAGGGCACCAGAGCCAAAGACACTCAAATCAATGATGCTATCTTGATACAGGCTGATGCAGATGTGCCACTCAGCGGTTACGACGCCACTCAATTTTACATTGTGCCCACACGGGACGACGGCCAACCCGCCAATCCTGCAACATTGACCGACCAAGACGGCAACACAGTGGATGGCACACAGGGGGGTATGGATGTGACGCCAAAGAGTGACGGATACACAGCAGGGTATCTCACCGGCGACGGTATTCCTCCCAATGGGCTGCCAGTCACTGCCGGAGTGCAGTTTCCTGTCAATCCTATAGCAGGTGATTATGCATTGAGGTTAGACTATATGCCCAACAGACTGTTTAGATACAATGGCCGAGCCTGGGTCAAGATAGAAGAAAAAGTGCGCACCAATTTGAACAATGGTCCCATGAACAATACTTTGCGCAGTAGCTTTGTGAACAATACATACACTGTGCCTACCACGGACATGGGCAACATCCCTGGCAGACAGAGTCTTAGTGAAATACTTAGACCACGAGCTGACAATGGTGATCAAAATGGCAATAAACCGGCCAAGCCGTATCCGCCTACACAACCAGGACAAAAGTCGAGTTAATTCATGCAACAATTTTTTTATGATGGTCAAATACGAAGATTTTTACTGCAATTCACCAGAATTTTCAGTAACTTTCAAATTGAATACGGCAATGAAACCGATGGCGTGAACAATGCTGCCTTGATTCGTGTGCCTGTGCGCTATGGTGACGCCAGTCGTAATGCACAGACCATTATTCAAGAAAACAGTCGCAACAGTTTGCCAAGCACGCCGCTGATGACTTTTTATATCACTGCCATGGATTATGATCGTCCTCGCATGCAAGAGCCTTATCATGTGAGCAACATGAGTGTGCGTCAACGCAGCTATGACCAGGCCACACAAACATTTGAGACCACACAAGGCAATGCTTTTACCATTGAACGTCTGATGCCAGTGCCCTATCGACTGACCATAAATTTGGACATTTGGACTTCAAACACCAATCAAAAAATGCAGTTGTTGGAACAAATTGTCACACTGTTCAATCCTAGTCTTGAGATTCAAAGCACTGACAACTTTATTGATTGGACCAGTTTGTCTGTGCTGGAACTGGACTCGGTGACCTGGAGCTCACGTACCATTCCCATTGGCACAGACAATCCTGTTGACATAGCTACACTAAAATTTGGTTTGCCAATTTGGATATCAAGTCCGGCCAAGGTCAAGAAACTGGGTGTGGTCGAGCGCATAGTCAACTCCATATATGATGCTCAGGGTGACTTGAACAATGCTGTGACCGACAACGACCTGTTAATGGGCACACGACTGTTGGTCACTCCTTGGAATTACAAAATTGTTGTGATTGAAAACAAAATACAGTGTTTGTATGCACCCACTATTGTGCCCGACGGTAGTCTCAACACCCTGGCAATCACACAGATTGTGGCCGGCAGCAGTTTGTTGTGGCCCACCTTGATCAGTGCGTATGGTGTTTATCGCCCAGGCATCAGTCAAATTAGATTGGACCAGCCAGATGGCTCGGTAATTGTGGGAACCATTGTGGTTGATCCCAATGATGATCGACTGGTGCTGTTCAATGTTGACCCAGACACAGCGCCGGCCAACACACTGGCACCCATTGATGCCATTATCAATCCCCTAGTTAGTGGCCCCGGTGACGGCTTGCCTGTGGCTGTGACAGGTCAAAGATATTTGTTGACCGAAGGCACTGGTTCAAATAACCCTGCTAGTGCAGCCGTGGCTTGGTCTGGCACAGGTGGTCAACCATTGGTGGCCCAAGCCAATGACATCATTGAATACACCGGCACTAGATGGCGTGTGATTTTTGCCAGCAGTGGTCAAACTAATCAACAATATGTGACCAACATTGTGACTGGCACTCAATACGAATGGAACGGTACCTACTGGATCAAGGCCTACCAAGGCGAGTATGTGGGCGGAACCTGGAGCATTGTGCTTTGAAAGCCGTGGGTGTTTGGTTTCGCAGTCGCAGTACCGGTAGATATCTTTATCTCTTGAGAAATGATACCAAGCATCCAGGTGCCTGGGGCTTGCCCGGTGGCAAGATTGAAACAGGTGAAACCTTGTTGGGTGGCATGGAGCGTGAGTGCGCGGAAGAACTGGGCTTTTTTCCCACTTACTTGAGACTGGTGCCCTTGGAAAAATTCACCAGTGCCGATGCTCAGTTTGAATATCACACCTGGGTGTGTGTGGTTGAACAAGAATTTGTGCCTGTACTCAATCACGAGCACTTGGGCTATGCCTGGATAGACACGGGCATATGGCCTAGACCCATGCATCCTGGATTATGGAGTACCGTGAATATTGATGCTGTTCAGCAGAAGATTCAACAGGTAGAACAAACTTTATAGTCTACCAACCACAATCTCAATAGTACCCGACACACCGTCAAAATCTTCAAGGCTTTTGCCAATAACTGTGCCCATGGCCGGTCGAGCACTGGCCTGTGCTGATCCGTTGCCGGCCGACACCATCATGTCACCTTTGCGTATGGTACCCGTTACTGAAGTTGGCACACGACCTGTCAAAGCCACTGCCACAGTGTGCGGAGATTGTAGTACAGAGTTCATCAAGTGAGCAGGATTGGTAGACACTACACCAGCTATACGATTGCTGGCAGCCTGTGTGCTCTGAGTCACTTCGTGTGTGCCACCAAAATCCAGCACTGTGCCCGGTGCGTACTCGGCATCGGCGGAGTAGAGTTCGGCCAAGTCAGCGTATTGTGCTGTGGTTGCTTTGCCAAACACTGTGTTGAAATACACAGTGGATGATCCAATGTTGCCCACACCGTTGGCAGCACCGTTGATAATTGCTGTGGTAGCGTTGTTGATTGTTAGGCCAGTCAATGTGCCCACACTTGTGATATTGGGTTGTGCGGCAGTTGTTACTGTACCTGCTGTAGTGGCAGAAGTAGCACTGGCCACTGTACCAGTTACGTTACCACCAGGAATACTTGTGAGGCCAGCACCTGATCCGTTGAACTGTGAGCCAGTCACAGTTGAAGCTGCCGAAATCAAGCCACCTGTCAAGACGTTACCACCTGTAACGTTGGCAGTCACTGAAACAACCGAACCCAGATGACTTGTGCCAGTCACAGTTGAAGTGGCCGAAATCAAGCCACCTGTCAAGACGTTACCACCGGTTACGTTAGCTGTGACTGTCAATGCACCTAGTGTACCAACTGATGTAATATTGGTTTGTGCGGCTGTGGTCAATGTGCCCACAATACTGGTCACACTCAAGTTGCCACCAGTGATGTTGCCAGTCGAGCTGATCAATCCGGCAGTCAAAATATTACCACCTGTGATGTTGGCAGTCACTGAAACAACTGCACCCAAATGACTTGTGCCAGTCACAGTTGAAGCTGCCGAAATCAAGCCACCTGTCAAAACATTACCACCGGTTACGTTAGCTGTGACTGTCAATGCACCTAGTGTACCAACTGATGTAATGTTGGTTTGTGCGGCTGTGGTCAATGTGCCCACAATGCTGGTACCTGACAGGTTGCCACCAGTGATGTTGCCAGTCGAGCTGATCAACCCGCCGGTAAGTATATTACCACCTGTGATGTTGGCGGTCACAGCCAAACTGCTTAAAGTGCCAAGCTGGGTAATACTTGTTTGGCTTGCTGTGGCAATTGTGCCCAACAAGTTGCCACCGGTAATATTGCCAGTTGAGCTGATTAACCCACCTGTGAGCAAGTTACCACCAGTGACATTGCCACTTGCACTGTAACTTGCGGCTTGACTTGATCCACCCAATGAGAGTAAGCCAGCAGTTCGTATGTTGCCACCGGTTATGTTGCCAGTTGAGCTGATTAACCCACCTGTGAGCAAGTTACCACCAGTGA